ACCGGGGTGTGGCTGCGCCGCTACGTTCTCGGCGAGTGGGTGACGGCGGAGGGGGCGGTGTGGCCCGGCTTCAACCCGGCCCGGCATGTCCGGGCGAACGTGCCGCCGCTCACCTCGCTGCGGGTCGGCGTGGATTACGGGACGGTGAACCCGGAAGTGCATCTGCTCGGCGGGGTGGGTGTGGACCCGGCAGATCCGGGACCCGCCGGTGAGACGGACTACGCCCGCATCTACATTGCCCGGGAATGGCGGTGGGACTCCCGGGCGAGGCAGCGGCAGATGACCGACGTGGAATACTCCCGGGAACTGCGCGCCTGGATGGGCGGCGGCTACCGCACACCCGCCTGGCAGGCCCAGGCAGAACCGTTGAATGAGGGTCCAGCAGACCGGGTGGTCGTGGACCCTTCGGCGGCGTCGCTGATCACCCAGTTGCAGGCCGACCGGGTGCGGGGGATCGAAGGCGCCGACAACCGTGTGTTGGACGGCCTACGCACCGTCGACTCGCTGATGGCCCTGGACCGGCTGCGGATACATCCGTCCTGTGAGGGCCTGCTGGAGGAGATACCCGGCTACGGCTGGGATGAGACGGCGGCCGCGCGGGGGGAGGAGAAGCCGGTGAAAGAGAATGACCATTCCGCGGATTCGCTCCGCTATTTGTGCCGGTCGCTGTGGCCGGTGTGGCGGCATTGGATCGCCGACCCGAAAGCAGGCGTAGTATGATCAGACGTATGCGACCCCACTGGTGTTCAGAGCTGGGCCGCCCGGTCAGTCGTGGAATGTGCCCACGCTGGGTGTCGTGCCCTCACCCGGAGTCCTGTCAGGCGCCGCCCCCGCCGGAGCCTCTGCCGAAGCCGAAGAGGAAGTACACGCGGAAGGCTAAGCCGGAAACCCTTGCCGAGGTGCTCGATAGTGCGGCAGCCATCGAAGTGCTCGCCGAGACGGCCAGGAAGGCGAAACCGGTTGAGGTGCTGATCGGCATGGAGACGATGGCCGCCATCGAAGATGCCGAGACGGAACTGCTAGCAACATCCGACGGCCAGGAGCCCCAACCCGACCCGGTGGGCTGATGCCGCTCATCGGCCCGGACTCCTCCCGGCTGCCTTGGCCGCCGCTGAAGGAACGCGGCGCGAGGATCGCCGAGGCGGCCGCCTGGTACGCGGGGGATCCGGCCGGCCTGGCCTCGATCTATGGGGGCGCCTACCCGTTCACCACCCCGGACCGGTCAAGGCTGCGTTTCTGGGCTAGACGGTCACGGGATCAGGTCACCTCGTCCAGGGCGCAACTGCATGTTCCGTTGGCGTCCGACATTGCCGCCTGTTCCGCGTCGCTGCTGATGGGGACGATGCCGCAGATCGCCTGGCAGGACGATGAGCAGGCGACGGATCTGATCGGCGACCAGTCCGAAAGTCTGGGGACGGTGCTGGCGGAGGCGGCGGAGATCTGCGCCGCTTTGGGCGGGGTGTGGCTGCGTCCCGCCTGGGACTTCGGATTGGAGGAGAACCCGTTCCTCACTGTGGTGCACCCGGACGCGGCGTGGCCGACCTGGCGGTACGGCCGCCTCGTCGACGTGACGTTCTGGACCCAGCTCGACCCGGTGGAAGGCGACAAGGGGGTGTGGCGGCACCTGGAAACCCACTGGGTCGACACGATGTGGCGGGTGCGACACCAGTTGTTCCACGGCTCCACGGACACCCTCGGCATCAGTGTGCCGCTGGTGGGACATCCGCAGACCGCCAGCCTGGCCGAAGAGTTGGGCGCGGACGGCGGCTTCGCTCTGGGGCTTCCCATGCTCGGTGTGGCCTACGTGCCGAACATGCGGCCCAACCGCAGGGACCGGTTCTCGGTGGAGGGGAGGCCGGACATTGACGGCTCCGAGGGCCTGTTGGACGCGTTGGATGAGGCGTGGACCTCCTGGATCCGTGACCTCCGCCTCGCGAAAGCCCGTCTGGTCGTGCCGGAAACCTACCTGGACACGTCCGGTAAAGGCCGGGGCCAGTCGTTCGACCTGGACCGGGAGATCTTCACCCCGATCGACGTGCCGACCAATCTGACGACCGGCTACGAGCTGCACCTGTTCCAACCGGAGATACGCTTCCAGGAGCATGAGGGGACAGTGCTCGCTTTGGTGGAGCAGATTGTCGGCTCCGCCGGCTACGCGCCGCAGGAGTTCGGCCTGCACATTGAGGGGAGGGCCGAATCCGGTACGGCGCTGCGGATACGACGGTCCCGGACGTATGCGACGGTGGACCGGAAACGACGGTATTGGACGCCGGGCCTGACCACCGCCGTGTGGGGGGTCGCCGGTTTGGCCCGCACCCTGAAGGGCGGTTCAGGACCGTCGGAGCTGCCGCAGGTGGACTGGCCGGAGGATGTTGACCTGGCGGAGATGGCCGAAACCGTGAGCCTGATCCAGTCGGCTGCCGCTGCTTCCACGGAGACACGGGTCCGTTGGCTGCACCCGGACTGGACGGACCAGCAAATCGAGGAGGAGGCGGAGAAGGTGCGGCGGGAGCAGGGTCTCAGTGTGCCCGACCCGTTGCAGTTGGGGGTTCTGCCCTGAGACTGTTCGTCTGTACCCGGAGCGCGTTCGGCCCCGCCTGGGATGCGGCGACGATCCGCCGGCGTCTGCGGATGACCGAGGCGGTCACTATCCCGTGTTTGAGAGCGCAGACGTTCCGTGACTTCACCTGGGTGGTAGCGGTCGACCGGCACGACCCTACCCTTGAGGAACGCAAGACGCTGTTCCGGTCGTCCGGCGTGAACGTCCGTTTCCTGGAATGCGGGACCGGCACCAAAAACCGGGATCAGGCCGCCGCCGCCCTCTACCAGTTGAATTGGGCGCAGGCGACCGGCCCCCGCGACGAGACGACTTTGACGACCCGTCTGGACGATGATGACGGGATCACCCCCGACTTCCTGCAACGCCTCTGGGATCGGGTCACGAAAGCCGAAGTGGACGGTAGGGGATGCTGGATGTTCCCCAACGGGTACCGGGTGTGGGGCAAGCATCAGACGCCGGTGGAGCACAACACGAACGCGTGGGCGACCTTGCAGACCCCGGCGGGGGACCGGACCCACTGTTACACGTTCCGGCATCGGGTGGTGAAACGGCATGTGAAGGTCCGGGTAGTGGACAGGAATCCGGCGTGGCTGTGGGTCAGACATGATGACACCCTGTCCGGGTGGAAGCAGGCGGCGCAACCCGTCGATGACAGTCTGCGCGGCCTGTTCCCGGTCGACTGGTCTTACGTTGAGTCGCAGCCGGCCGGCAAGCCGAGACCGGGCGGGGAACGCTTCCAATGAGCTACCTGCTCACCGTCTCCGCCTACGGGCCGGCAGTCCCGGTCGGGGTGAACCGGCGCCGCCTCGACCTGTTCCGTGGTATGGCGGCCGCTTCGCTGCGGGCGCAGACTGTCCGTGACGTGGAATGGGTCGTCCTGCTCGACCGTGACGACCCGCTGCGGATGGAACGTGTCCGGGTTGCCGAATCGGCCGGGCTGCCCTGCCGGTTCATCTACTTCGACCCGACCCTGCCCGAAGACGATCAGGCTGAGGCGGGGCCGCTCATCGACCCGGGGAAACGGGCACGCTTTCTGAATGAGGGGCCGGTGGCCGACAGCTGGTTCCGGGTGTTCTACCGGACCGGCCGGCTCTTCAACATGGCCCTCCCGGATCGGCCCTCGCTGATCACCCGCCTGGACGATGATGATGCGGTCACCCCCGACTTTCTCGCCCGCATCCGCGCAGCCACCACCGATGAGGAGCGGGTGGCCTGGATCTTCCCGGAAGGGTTCCTGGTCTGGCCCGACGGCTATCGGCCGTACCGGCATGGGACGAACATGTTCGTCACCCATCAGAACCCGCCCGAGGGGATGCACCCGTTCGCCATCTCCCACAACCGGGTCCAGCATCACCTTCAGGTCCGGTTCGTTGACGAGCAGCCCGCCTGGGCGTGGCTCCGCCACGACGACAACCTGTCCAAGCTGCGGATCCGGGGGGAGCGGCTACCATTGGACGAGAAGATACGTGCCATGTTCCCCATCGACTGGGGGCTGCTGTGACCGTCCTGACCCTCGGCACCTTCGACACCCCGCACC